TCAAAGAATTTGAAACCATGGATGAGTTTCTTACTGCAACCCGTGGCGCTGGAAGTGTTACCAAGTCATACACAGATGCCGTTGTTATGGGTGATACCGAATCAGATAAAAACATTATTGCTATCTACAAAAAGTTATTAGGTCGTGAACCAAATAAAAAAGAATTATCTGAACTTCGTCCTTTACTTCAGAAGCAACAAGGCAAAACCCCAAATGTTATTACTACAACTAGGGACCCTGAAGGCGACCTTAAAAGCCGAACAACCAAGACTGGTCTTGATACCGAGCAATATTTAATTGAACAAATTTCTGAAATGGATGAGGCTAAGGCTAACCAAGTCCTAGGTTACTACGATATCTTTAAGAGAGTGATAGGTGTTAGTTAATGGCTGATAAAAAGAAATTAACTTTTGAGGAAATCTTAGCCAAAGCCAAAAAAGAATATGGCTATATTGACACCATCTTTACAACTGATGATGAGTTAAAGAAGTTTTTAACTTATGCTATAACCAATAAATTAACACCAGACCAGTTTGCGAAGCAACTTACTAGCACACAGTGGTATTTAAAGAATGGTCAAACCATTCAGGCTCGTGGTTTTTCAAAGCGTCAATATGATGCATTGGTTCAGGGTATTAACCCAACTGACCCAGACTATGCAAAGAAAGTCAAAGAGGCTACCCAGAATACTGACTATGCCCGTGGTCTTGATACAACTAAAGCAAGTCTTGCCACATCACTTACAACCAAGGGTATTGCATATACTGAGGCTGAACTTGATACTTGGGCTAAAGAACTGTATGACTCAGCCAATGAGAAGAATACAGCCTATATTAATCGTTTCTTAAATACAAAGATTAAATTTGATGCTGCAAAACCAACAGGAAATGTTGCTGATAATCTTGAAGATATCAAATCATATGCAGTAAAGCAGGGTTTTGATTTAGATAAAGATTTCACACAAAATGATATTACCTCATGGATGCAACGTTTAGATATGGGCGATAGTCTTGCTGCGATTAAAAAAGAAATTGAAACAAAAGCAATGATTGGTCAGCCTGAATCTATTAAAAATCTAATGCGTCAAGGATTAACAGTATCTGATGTTTACCAACCATTTGTTAATCGTGTTAGTACAAAACTACAAAAGGCTAATATGACAATGAAGGACCCTTGGTTCCAGCAAAATATGTTTAATGAAAAAGGGGAACTAAAGACACTTTGGGAAATGGATATGGCTGCTATGAAACACCCAGATTGGGAATTTACAGACGATGCACGTGAAGTCGTTGGTAATTCAACCTTAAGAGTTCTAAGAGATATGGGGCTACAGGGCTAATGGCAGACAAACTAGCAGGCATAGGTAGATTTGGTAGTACAGTAGACCCAGCGTTTACCGCAGTTAAACCAAGTGCAGAAACTTTACGTATTGCTGCAATGAATGCTGCTCCAGGACAAACGGCAGAACAGTATCTTGCATCTCGTGGTGGAGTTAATGCTGCTGGTTATTATGGTGATTCTTGGAGCGCAAAAACTAATTTATCTGATGCTCAATATGCTGCAACCATTGCTCAAGCCAGAGCAGAAGGTAAAACTGGTGCAGCAATAGGTGGTGCTATTAATGCAGCAACTGCAAGATTAATTTACGATAATGCTATTGCTTCGGGTGCAGACCCAAAAAAGGCTGCTGCTGATTATAATGCTGCTGTTCAAGCAAGCAATGCAGCAAATAAACAAAATGTTCCACTAATGACAGATGCAAGTGGAAATATAATTTCACCTACTGCTTTAAATAGCGGAACTGATAGTATTCGTTACGCTGCAGACTTGCAGGCACAGGCTGAAAAAGATAGAGTTACTGCAGAAAGACAATCTGCGTATGCAATTCTTGAGTCAGAATTTAATAAGTATGGTCTAGGTGAATTGGCTAAAACAGTTAAGGACTTAATCCTTACTGGAACACCATCAGCCGAGGTTACTTTAAAACTTCGTGCTACTCCTGAATACCTCAAGCGTTTTGCTGGTAATGAAATGCGCCGTGCTGCAGGTCAAAATGTTTACAGTGAAGATGTTTATTTGCAACTAGAAAATCAAATGACAGAAGCCTTTGCTGCCTATGGTGTTAGCCAGGTTCTTGGTTCTACAAGAGAAGCCAAGCAGGCAAAACTTGCTACATTTATTGGCGGAACTGTTGCTCCTACTGAAGTAAAAAGAAGAATTCAAATGGCGGTTGAAGAGGTTAATAATCGTCCAGATATTCTTAAAACTTTTCAAACATACTATCCTTCAATTACTGATAAAGATATAGTTTCATACTTCCTAGACCCTAAGGAAACAGAAACAAGATTGACGACTAAGGTTCAAGCAGCACAGATTGGTTCTGCTGCAGCACGTCAAGGACTTGTTACTAATGTTCTTAGCGCCGAAGAGTTAGCAGCACTTGGAGTAACTGAAGCAGCAGCAAATACAGGTTATGCAAAGGTTGCCTCTGCTCTACCAACCGCTATGAAACTTGGCGAACTTGAAGGTGATGCTTATACACAGGCAGAAGCAGAAGGAGCCTATCTAAAGGGCTTAGCCTCTGAACAACGTAAGTTGGCAGACTTAGCAGCCCGTGAGCAAAATAGATTCCTTGCTGCATCTGGCGCATCTAAGGGTGCCTATGCATCTGGTTATTTAAACAGAACATCATCAGCAGGACAATACTAAAAATTCCTGACGTGGACCTACCAGCCCCACGCAGCGTATAAGTCTGGGAGCAAGAGCCAGCCTATTTCCCCGAATAGAACTGTGGCTTGCGACTAATCAACGAATAGAAAGGGTGGTTGCTATGAGCAACAACATAAACTGGGACGATGAAGATGACGACATCGATGATACAGACACTTATTCAAACGATGGCGGTGACTTGTTAAAGAAGTTACGTAAAGCCAAGCGTGCAGATGAGAAACGTATCAAAGAACTTACAGAGCAACTTGATGGTTTATCCAAGATGCAGCGTGAGAGAACCGTCAAAGAAGTCCTAGAAAAGAAGGGCGTCAACGCAAAAGCAGTAAGACTAATCCTCAAGGATTTGGATGACGTTAACGAGGAGTCAGTTAATAATTGGCTCGATGATAACGCAGACTTGTTTGGCTTGCAAGTATCTGACAATGGTCAGAATAAAGAGCAAACAAACATTGACCTTGCGGCGCTACGTCAACAAGACGTAATTACTCAGAATGCTATGACCCCTGAACGAGCACAGGATTTAAATGCAAGACTTGATAACGCACAGAGTGCGGAAGAGTTGATTGCTTTCCTGAACTCACAAAACTAATCATAGTTTCCTAATTCACTTGGAGGTGAAAAAATGGCTAACTCCTACGTATCTACAGGGTCTTCCTCTCTTGGAGGAACCGCTGGTGCAGCAGGTCTAGTCCAGAAGGCGTATGACCGTCTTCTTGAGTTCGCTCTCCGCTCAGAACCCCTAATTCGTTCTGTCGCAGATAAGCGTCCCGCAAAACAATCAATCCCAGGTTCAACAGTTGTTCTACAACGTTATGTTGACCTTTCAGCAGCAACTTCAGCACTCACAGAAGATGCTGACCCAGATGCAGTAGCAATGTCTACACCAACCTCAGTAACTATTACTCTTAACGAGTATGGTAACTCAGTGTTGGTAACTCGTGCACTTGAGTTGTTCTCACTTGCCGATGTAGACCCTGCAATTGCAAACATCATTGCGTTCAACCTTGCAGATTCTATCGACCAGGTTGCAATGAATACACTTCGTCAAGGAACCAACGTAATTTACTCAGGTTCAACAGCAACATCTACTGCGACAATTACTGCAGCAGCAACACTATCTTCAGCAAACATCCGCAAGGCTGTTGCTAAGTTGCGTGCTAACAAGTCTATTGCTCGCAAGGGAAGCCTATACTGGGCTGGTATCCACCCAGAAGTTTCACACGACCTTCGTGCTGAGACAGGCTCTGCAGGATGGCTTCTACCTAACCAATACGGTTCTGCACAAGACCGCATTTGGGCAGGAGAAATCGGAACATACGAAGGTGCATACTTCGTAGAGTCTGCACGTCTTTACAATGCAACCGATGGTGCTTCTTCAGCACGTAACTACCGCACAATTATTGCTGGACAGCAAGCATTGGCTGAGGCAGTTGCTGAAGAGCCACATGTAGTAATCGGACCAGTAGTTGACAAGTTGATGCGTCATCGCCCAATGGGTTGGTATGGCGTTCTTGGCTTTGCACGCTACCGTGAAGAGGCTCTATATCGAATCGAATCAGGTTCATCAATCGCTTAGTTGATTGACGGGTGGGGCTAGGGAAACCTAGCCTCATCAGTAAGTTCATTAAGGGAGAACAATGGCAGATTACATATTCACAACACCAATAGTCCGAGAAGGACCAATTGGTAGACACCGCTTACATTATTTCTACAAAGACAACAGAGGAATTTCCATTGCTAAAAGCGGTGGAACATACACACAAGTTCGCTATCCAATTGATAGTTCTCTTGATGATTATGATGAGTTTTATCGTGGTGGGTATAACCACACAGTAAATGAAGCAACTAAGGCTGCATTAATTGCAGGCGGAGTTGGAGTAACAGAAGCAAACTTTACAGCAATCTAGGGGGATTGATGGCGTATCACTGGGAAGAACATCCAGAACCATTAGATGATTGTTTTGGATGCAAAGTAATGGGTCTTCAGGTAAATGCTGGAGATGCTAAAAGAGATATTCCAGATAAAAAATGGAATGCAGAACTACAGGCTTATAGAGATGCAAGAGACCAAGGTATGCGTCCAGCAGGAACTACCATGAGAGATGTTCAACAAGCATATGAAGCATCAGAAGTTTTAGGCAAAGCATACAACTCGGAAACTATGCCTAAAGCAGAAAAAATAAACAATAAAGTAGCCGAGGTTATGAAAGAGATAGGACAAGTATAATGCCAAAAGTAGGAAACAAGAAGTTCCCATACACAGCAAAAGGTAAGGCTGCTGCAAAGAAGGCTGCTTACAAGGCAGGCGAAAAGATGGAATCCAAGTCTGAGAAGATGATGGAAATGAAAAAGGGCATGAAGAAAATGGGTAAGAAGAAGTAATATGGCTACCCGTAAAAGTCCAATCCAAAGAGTTGGTGGATATGTAGGAAACGCATTGCGTGAAGCAAGAGATATTCCTACTGCAATTGGCACATCACTCGGCGCACAGTTTGATTATCAAAACCGTGGTCCAGCCAATGAAGCAGCAACAAAGCGTGCTGCTATTTCATCTGGCAACAATCAAGACCGCCAAGTTGTTGAAGCAATCAATGCAATCATTAAGGGGAAGAAGGGCACTTCGTCTGACCAAATTGATAAGAACGGTAAATATGTTAAAGGACGCCAACGCTAATGAAACAGAAGCATCCAGGGTTCAAGAAAGTTGCTGCGGGAATTGCGAAGAAGCAGGGAATCAGCAAGGAGAATGCAAGTGCGATTCTTGCTTCGGCTGCCCGCAAGGCTTCCCCTGCTGCTAAGAAAAAGAATCCTAGGCTAAAGAAAGTTAAGGGGTAACAATGGACCCACGGTTAAAGCGAGCAGGTGTATCAGGCTTTAATAAGCCAAAGCGCACTCCTAATCATCCTAAGAAGTCACATGTTGTTGTGGCTAAAGAGGGCGACAAGGTTAAGACAATTCGTTTTGGTCAACAAGGTGTTACTGGCGACAGACAACCAACTGCACGTCAGCGTTCATTTAAAGCCCGTCATGCAAAGAACATTGCCAAGGGCAAGATGTCTGCAGCATACTGGGCAGATAAGGTTAAATGGTAATGAAGAAAGAATTTTGGGATAAAAAGAATCCAAAGAAAAAATCTACTCCATTAACTCCAGCACAAAAAGCCAAAGCAAAAGCAATGGCTAAAAAGGCTGGCAGACCATATCCAAATTTAGTAGATAACGCTAGAGCAAAAAAGAAATAGATAGGGTGGGGACAATGCAAGAAACAGTTTCACTGGCTTGGTGCGATAACGGTAATGTAGACGGAAAGTTTATGCACGGAGTAGCAAATGTGCTTCTGGAATCAGGAGTTAAGTTTGAATCTACTATCCGTTCTGGTGGCAACCAGATAGCAAGACAACGTGAGCATGTTATCCGTTATTGGTATGAACAGAATAAAAGCGAATGGCTACTATGGGTAGATTCAGATGTAGTTATTAGCCCAGAAAAGTTTTTAAGACTCTGGAATAAAAAGGATAAAGACAAACACCCAATTGTAACTGGTGTTTACTTTACTACTAAAAATCCAGAAGAACCACTAATGGTTCCAGAACCTACAGTATTTGAGTTTGTAGAGTCTGGGGAAACTATTGGTATTAAGCCAATTCATCCTTTGCCTAAGGACAAATTTATACAGGTTGCTGCAGCAGGCATGGGATTTGTTTTAATGCATAGAAGTATTGTAGATAAAATTATTAAAGCAGTTCCAAATGTTGCTTTGTTTGCAGAAGCAGGAACTGAAAAAACATTTATAGGTGAAGACATCTATTTCTTTGCTTTATGTGGTAAAGCAGGAGTAGATGTTTGGTGCGATACTGGAGCAACAGTTCCACACATTAAAAGATTTTCATTTGATGAGCATTACTACAACGCATTTTTTGGCGGAGTAGAAAAGCAATCAAATCTTATTTTACCAAAACATCACAGAAAGAAGTAATCAATGGCACTAGGTAAAGCAGGTAGTAGTCTTACAGCAGAACTTAATCGTCTTGCTGGTACAACTGGTTTAGACGAACAAGGCGCTGCCAATGCTTGGGCTGGCACTACTGGACTTGCAACTGTAGGTGCTCTTAATATTAAAGCCCAGGCTGCTCGGACTAGAGATAAATTTAAAGATATTGATGGTATCTGCAATGAACTTGCTTCGACTACTGGACTAGCAGCCCCTGCTGCGTTACGGAGTATAAACGCCTAATGACTACATTTGCCAATATGATTGATGAGGTTTTAATTAACCTATCTGGATATACTTTTTCCCAAGACCGCTCTACCTATCTTGGTTCATCTGTTACTACTACTACATCTACATCTGCTTCTCCACTAGTCCTTACGTTGCCAACTACCGAAAACCTTGGCAAGGGTGTAATTGAAATTGATGAAGAGTTGATGTATGTAGATAGTTATGACCGTGTAGCCAATACGGCAACAATTGCTCCTTATGGTCGTGGGTTTTATGGCACTACTGCAGCCACACACGCTGCTGATGCACGAGTAATAATTAGCCCAACCTTTCCAAGATATGTAGTTAAACGTGCTATTAATGACACTATCCGTGCATTAGGCGCAAACATGTATGCCGTTAAATCAACTACCTTTACTTTTAATGCAGCAGTATCTACCTATGCATTTGCTAATCTAGATATTAGCAATATTCTTTATGTATCGTGGCAGAGCATTGGTCCAACAAAAGAATGGATTCCAATACGTAGGTGGGATTTTGATTCTAGTGCTAACCCAGAAGCATTTGGATATACAACTGGAACAGATATAGTTCAAACAATTACCTTGGGCGAAGCCCCTATTGCTGGTCGCTCAGTAAAAATTATCTACGCTACAAATCCAATACCATTTACAAACAACTCAGATGTTTACGCAACAACAACTGGTCTACCAGAATCTACTCGTGACGTAGTAATTCTTGGTGCTTCATATCGTTTGCTTACATATCTTGACCCAGCCCGTGCTTCGCAGACAAGTCCTCAGGCTGATGAAACAGATAGCAAACGTCCATATGGTGCTTCTAGCACAGCAACTAAGCAACTATATGCTTTATATATACAGCGCCTTCAAGAAGAATCTAAGGCACAGCAAACGAATTACCCTGCAAGAGTTCACTTCTCCCGCCGATAGGAACCTAAATGACAACACGTAAATACTCATCTCGCTCTCAGCAAACAACACTGACAGCGGCTATTACATCATCAGCCACAACTGCCATAGTTGTTTCTGGCGCAGGTTTGTTGGGTGGTGTAACCATAACTGCTGGAGAACTATTTACAGTAGTTATTGACCCAGATACAGCGCTTGAAGAAATTGTAGATGT